GCCGTCAAAGTTCTCGGCCTGGCAGGTCACCTGCGGCACACCTTCAAACGCTTCGCGGAACTTGAACGTGTTCCAGCCCGCGCCGCTGTTGGTAAACGTGCCGACCTCCATCTCGGTGTCCTGCAGCTCGCCCACGCCGCTGTCGGTCTCGCCGCCGTTGGGGGCATCCATCGCGCCGACCACGTTATCCTCCGTGAAGCCTGCAAACTGCCCTTTCTTGCCGGTCAGCTTGTCGAGCTTTTTCGCAAACAGCGCCTGCGGCATTGTGCTTCTTTACTACGTCTGCCGCTGTGCCGGAAGGATCAAAGTCCATCTCCGGCAGCTGGCTGCTCGGCACTTTTCCGTCAGCGCCCAGACCTGCAATACCGCCTGCCTTGCCCTTATCCTTCGCCGATACCGCGCCCAAGTCGGCAGCAGTCAGACCGCCGTCTTTCACGGTCTTTTTGACCTCGGCGGCCAGTTCGGTGGTCTTGACACGTTCGCCCACCGCGTCAGCGTTCTTTTTCAGCTCGGTGTCGATCGCGGCAAAGTTCTGGTTGAGCACTTCAACATCGCCGAATTCCTCGTAGCCGGGTTTATTCAGATGATAGTTAGGTGTTTGCTCCATCCGGCAGCACCTCCTCCTTAATTTCTCGCCAGGTGAGCTTTTTCAGCTCGCCCCATGTTAACTTCTTGATCTGCTCCCATGTGTTGTACAGCAGCGACGTCGTGCAGACCATATTCGCAGGCACAATGTCGGCAAGCAGTTCTTCGACCGCCTGCTGATTTCGCTTTGCAGTCAGCGCCACCTTAACGGTTAGCGTGTATTTGCCGCCGTCCAGTTCCAGCTTGTAGCCGTCCGCACCGCAGAGCGTTTCAAGCTGCTGCCGCAGGCGGCGCACCGAGAACGGCAGCTGCGCATTGATCTTGGCGAGCACCTTAAACCGGCGCTCGGCCAGCGTGTCCGTGTCCATCGGCGTAATACCGAAGATCTTCTCGTAACGCGCAATGGCAGTCTCACCGGCGGTACTGATAAACTGCGCATCGAGCACCGCATCAGTGGCATCACGCAGGCGGTCAATCTCCGGCTGCTCAGTGTCGCACAAAAGCGGAAACTCGTAGGTTTTCAGCAGGATCGGCGGCAGGTAGTCTTGCAGCTTCTTTCTCACGGTGCACCGCCAATCGTTTTCAGCCGCGGAATCTCGTCCGCAGCCAGCTCAATGTTCTTGGTATCGCCGTTGACCGTTGTGCCGTCCACGTCGACCACGCAATCCGCGGTCAGCAGGTGCGTTTCAATCTGCGAGATACGAACCACCGTTGTTTCGCTGTCTGCCCAGGCTTTGCACAGCTCATCGAGATACACATTGGCGGCGCTGACAAGCTGCGACTTGCCGTTCTCCCAGTTCCAACCGGCGGCAAAAGTGACGTTGGCTGTAATAGTGAGGTCAGCGTACTTTGCACCGGTGACAGTTACGGTATGCCCGATCGGCGCGAGCCCCAGACCCTCGCCGTGGTTCTGCTCGGGGTCGATGGCGGTCTGCACCTTATTGATGAGTTCCGCAGATGGCGCGGTGAAGTCGGACGCGATAACCGTCAGCTTGACCGTACCGCCGCCGTTCCACACCGGATAGACCTTAACGCCGCCAACACCAGTAATCGCGTTGGTTTTGTCCTTGTAGTCGGCAACATTGCCGCCGAATGCTTCACCGTCGATACTGGCGTAATACTTCTCACGCAGGGTGTCGGTCGTGTCACCGTCCTCAGCAGGAATGAGCACCGCCGCAATCTGGGCGGTTTCCAGCCCGTTGACGGTCTGGATTGGCAGCAGCAGGCCTGCGTACTTGTTGCCGACCGTACCGAGCGTTTCCGCCTCCAGCTTGTAGTGACCCGCCGATATCTTTTCTGTGATGGTGTAGTTCACCTCATCGCAGTTAAACCGCAGTCCGGCGCTGAGGTCGAGCGATGACGGCGTGAACACACCCTCGATAACAGCAGCGGTTTCGCCCTGAATGGTTACACCGCGCTCTTTGCAGCGCAGCATAAGGTACTGGAGCGACGCCGTATCGACAAAGGTTTCGTCCATGACCACATCAAGCTCCGTGTAGCATTTGACCAGTTCTGCGGCTGCCGGTGCAAGTGCATCATAGATGATACTGCCCTCGCGCTTATCGACCGTATCCGGCACGCTCTCCAACATACGGTTCATAATGTAGTCAAACGTCATTTCGTCCGAGTATCGTCCGATCATGCCGCTTCACCTCCAAACTCAAATTCGCTTTCGACGTCGCCCTCGGTCGTGGTTACGATAAACTTTACAAGCAGATTGCGCTTGCCCTTGGTAAACGAGAACTGCTCAACCGACAGCACCCGGTCATCCGCCATGAGCGCATCTTCAATCGCCTTGGCGACCTTGGCCTGCAGATACGGCGTCATGGTCTGACCGAGCAGGGCGTTCAGCTCGATACCGTAATCCCAGCTGTAAATCGCGTACTGAAACCGTTCGGTCTGGAGAATCAGGAAGATTGCCTGCTTCATGGCTTCCAGTCCATCCAGCTTGCCGCCGGAGCACGGATAGCCGTCAAACCGCAGTGCATAGGTGCGCGAAGGCTGTGTTTCAATCTCGAAATCCTGCACGAGATCGTCATTATACTCTGTCGGCAGCATTACAGCGCCCCTTTCTTGTCGAATATCAGGTACTTTTGTCCGCCCTCATTGCGGAACAGGATGAGCACATCGCCCACCTTGAACGAGGAGGCGCTCACACCGCTTTTCACGATGAAAAACTCCTTGGTGAGCACAAGTTTCTGGTCAACCTGCACGCGGAATGGTGAGAGTGCAACCACCTTGCCGAAGCAAATCGTCATCGGCAAAGCGGCTTGACGCTCATTCGCCGAAATCTGCTTTAACGTGTTGATAAAACGCTGCATATTAGGCACTAAACTCACCTCGGATTCCGCTCAAATACAGGTCCATCGTGTAAAGACCATTGCTGAACGTGTGCTTAGCCTTCTCCACGCACATATAGTTCTTGATGTTGATGTCACCCAGGCCCATGCCGACGCAGACCGAAGTACCGGCGCGCGCCCGAACGTCACCAAAAACCTTCTGCATGGTCAGCTCACGGTGGATGACGTTGTAGTATTTCATCAGCGCCTTTGCCTTGGTCTGCAAATCGGCGGTGTTAAGGGCGTTATCCAGCTTTTCGTAATACTGGAGCGTGCCCCACTTGCTCTGGCTGGCGGTATTGTTCATCACATGAACCTCTCGCACGCCGGTTTCATCATTGTCCCACGCCAGCTTTATGCGGTTGTACACGTCGCTGTCAATCGAGGACGTGTAGCTGTAACCCTGGGCGGTGTCCTCGTCGATGTAGAGCGGCAGGAGCAGGCTCTCATACGGTTTGAGGCACAACTTGCCGAAATCGTCATACAGCACATACACCTTGCCGGTGTTGATGATGGTCAGGTCGGAGGCATTGCCGAGCATATCAAAGAGCGTCCCCTCCTCGATGCGCTGCGGAATCTTGTACTTGGTGTCTGCCACCGTGCCGACCTTCAAACCGTAGTCCGCAGCCAGCATTTTGAGGACATCGGCGTAAGTCTTATTGACATACGAAATCGTGTCTTTGTTTTTGAAATACCGCAGCTGGTCATAGGCCGTGACCTTAATCAGCCGATTGTCTGAGCGCGACTTCTTGAACACATAGCCATAAAAGACATTGGAACCGTTGAACCGAAAGCTGACCGGATTGCCCTCGTGAAAGTTCAGCGTATCGTCCTTGACGGCGGTGAACGTCAGCGAGGACGCCGCGCCGCTGCGGGTGGTTTCCCACACGATGTCGCCCTCGATCATCGGCTGCTGAAGCTGACCGTTCCTGTTCTGGATAATCAGCTCCGCGCCCGGCATCTGGCAGGACGGAACATCCCGCAGGATCTCCTTGCGCGTGCCCGCCGCGCCGGTGACTGATTTGACGGTAACGGTCGTGATGTCCTTCTTCTTCTCTTTCTCGGTGCTCGTGCCCGAAGACGTCGAGCCGGACGAGCCGCCCGAGCCGCCGATGACGGCTTTGCCGTACTTCTTGCCCCAGCGGTTGCATTCAGCGTTCGAGGACATCAAGAGGTCGAAGTGGTACACGCCGTTTGCAATCTGAATCATGCCGCCGCGGTCATTGACGGTGTAGGTCACGCCGTCAAGCGCTGTACCGGTGCCCTGCACGGTGATTTTCGTCCCGAACGGTACAGACGGCGGCGCAGCACAGGTGTGCTTGCTTGGGTCTAACTTGTTGCCGAGCGCATCAAGAAAACCGCCCTCCATGGCGTTATTCGCCGGATAGTACGCCGTAAATAGCGCCCTAACCGTATTTGTAGCAGTGCCAGACGATTTAGAGCCGGAATACTTGGCGAGCGTATCGCCGGAAGAAACGTAGTTCAGCGGATTGACGCTACTGCCGTTCTTGTGCATACCGAAATGCAGGTGACAGCCGGTTGAACTGCCGGTCGTACCAACAGCAGCAATCTTCTGTCCGGCGGTAACTTTCGCGCCCTGCTTGACGTAGAGCGCCGAAGCATGACCATAGAAGGACATCAGGCCGCCGCCGTGGTCGATGCTGATGTAGTTGCCGTAGCCACCGTACCAGCCGGACTTCGTGACCGTGCCGGGCGCAAACGCCAGAATCGGCACGCCGGAAGCCGCCGCAAGGTCTACGCCGTCGTGGAACTCCTTGCCGTGGAACGGGCAGGTGCGGTTGCCGTAGCCGCTCGAAATGCGCGAGTAGGACGGACACGGCCAAACATATTTACCCATGTTCTCCCCTCCTTAACCCGGCAGCTTGAGC